TAAAACCCACCTTCTGGATATTCTGTGTATTGTGCCATCTCTGTGATTGTCATTCCATCAAAACCAAAATGATTACCATTAGTAGTTTTCATAATACGTTCAATGTCTTTATACATGTCACTCATTTTAGAAAAAGGTATCCAACTAATATGTGAAGTCCTAGTTTTAGTATCTATTACTCCACTTGTAATACCTTTTTTATTTCCAACTTCTGCATTTTGTTTAGGCTCTGATCTACCTGCTTCTATAATCATTTTACATTGTTCAGGTGTAAATATTGGTTTTGTAGTTTCTACTATAAAAGATCTCCAACGTGGCTCTGTTATCATATTAATATCCGTATTCTACCCACCCTGTTATTATATATTTATCATTTGATAGAGGTGGGTTGCCTCTATGAATATGTGTAAACTGTGATGGCCAAACTAATAATGTATTTTTTTCTGGTTTAAACCTACACTTTTGATATAAAAATTCTGTCTCTCCACCTTCAGTTACATCATTAAGATAAACCATAAAAGCTAATATTCTATTTCTTGCTTTCATCTCAGCATTCTCACAATGCCAAAAATGATAACCTTCACCTACTTTAGTTTTTTGTATTTTAACTTCAAGTATATTGTGTGTAGCTAATTTTTTTAGGTATGAATATTTTTGAACATACAGAGGATATATTTCTTTAAAAAACATATCTATAAAAGGTTTGTTGTTATAAGTCATTGGAACATTTGTATCTCTTATTGTATCGATTGCATTATCAGATACTAACATCTCATCTTCTCGTCTTGGATATACTGCACCTTGTTGCTCACACTTGTTAAAATAATTTGTATAATCTTCTATCAATTGATCTGACATAAAATTTTTAAATAAACCTATGTGGTTATCTATGTAATATTTTTTATTCATTACGTAGCTCCTCTATTTTTAATAGGATCAAAATCTACATCACAATTTGCAGCTAGTGTTCGTCTAGTTTCATCAGTGCCATTAAATGGGTATACGCAGTGTCTCATATCATACGGAAATACATAAAAATCCCTAAGATCCATAGGTGGTTGATAATCTATTGTTGCAAATTGACCACTAGCTGAACCTAATATTTGTAGTCTACCATTTTGTTTTATGTGTGCTGCTGAGTATTCTTTGCCAAACGTAGAAGGTAATTTTAAAATCATAACGCTTGATAAACCAGTAAACAACATACCCCTATGAACATGAGCTGGATTGTATTCATGTTTTTTCATTTCATTAACCCAAATAGAATTAAGGTGTAAATCATAATCTTTTATTTTATTCCAGTTTAAATAATGTTGAAAAATAGTCATAAAATAATCTGTTACATTTTTAGGTAACATATTATGATTTTTTATTTTAGTTTGATCAGCTCCGTGATAAAATAATGAATGTTCGTTTTCTATCTTACCTACTAACTGTGCATTAGCTGGTTCAAGGTTATGAAAATTTTGTTCATAGATCTGATTAATTGCAGTAAATATATCAAGAGGTACTTGATACTTTAAAACAGATTGACCTAAGAATACAAAATCAAATTTAAGATTTTGGTTTTCCATGTTGTTCAATTTTTTCTTTTTCTTTATAACTATTTTCTAATTCACCAGACTTTTTAATTCTTCGTAATGATTGTAATTGTCCCATTACATTAAATATTTCAGCCTCACTAGAATTATCATTTAGTGCTTTTGCTTTCTCGTGATATTGTAATCCATAAGATTCTAATTGATGAACATTAACATCTTTGTCATTAAATGATCCATCATTAAATTCACCTTTTAACATAGACCACATTTTAATTTCTCTTAATCTATGTTTAGCAACTTTTTCCATAGATGCTTTACCAAATTTACATTCATCTAAATCTATTTGATATTTAGTTAATTTATAATCATCTTGTTCTTTATCTATTTTTTTTTCTAACCAAGTAATCTTTGCTTCGTTTCTTCTATAGTCAAAAGATAATGCCATAAGATTATCTAAGTATGATGATTGTTCTCTAACACACTGCCAATATTTTGCAGCTTTAGTTGGATATCTATTGTCTTGTAGTACAGAAAATCTTGCTTCTGTTTCTGTTCGAAACATTTGTTTTTTAGTCCAAGTGTCTCTTAATTCATCCACCATACCTTTAAAGTCGGTAAGATCTTGTGGATCTAATAAATTATTTAAATGAATTTCTTCATCTTGTATTACTTCTTTAACATCTTTTTTCATTTCTTTATCCTTTATGTTTTTCTCTTATATATATTATTTAAAATATATTACAAGTCTTAACTAACTGTAAATGTTTTAGTAGTTGATGTACCTGCACCACTCCATGCTTCTGTAAATGGTCTTGCAGGTGGTGGTCCTTCTCCACCAAAAGCTAATGCAGATGTTGTTGTACCACTTCCTCTTATATTTACTCTTGCACTGTTTAAATCTCCGTCTTCAGCCCAATTAGTTCCAGTAAATATTTCTGTTTTAGCTGATGATGGCCCTAATCCTGGTTGTCCACCAAATGCCATAGATGCATTATAAGTAGCTCCAGTTCCTCCAAGATTATATCTTGCTTCATTCATTACATTCATAGCTGTCCAGTTAGATCCATTATAATATTCAGTAAGTGCTTGTTGCGCAGTGCTGTATCCACCAAAGGCTAAAGCTGATGTAACTATTCCACCTCCTCCAAGTGAGTATCTTGCAGTATTCATAGCAGTTACTGTAGTCCAATTAGTTCCATTCCATTTTTCTGTATTGTTTACATGTCCAGTTCCTGATGGAGGTATATATCCTGCAAACATTAAAGCTGATTCGTTGTCTTCACCAGCAGAACCAGGTGATCCTCTTCGTGCAGTATTTATATCGTTAACTTCAGTCCAAGTTGATCCATTCCAAGAATTTGTTTTTGCTAAAGCAACTGTTGATGGATTAGCACCACCGTAAGCTAATGCAGAAGTTTGAGTACCGTTTCCACCTAGTCCACTTCTTGCAGTATTTAAATCGTTAACTTCAGTCCAAGCAGATCCATTATAAGATTCTGTTTTAGCTGTTATAGTTGGCTCTTCTCCACCAAAAGATAAACTTGAAGAATTACTTACTCCAGCTGCAGCTCCACCTTGAACTCCAGTATTTAACTCAGCGACTGTAGCCCAAGCTCCAACTGCTGATATAATTTGACCTTTTAAAGTAGTTGATGTTGAGTTATACCAAACTTGTCCTTCAACAGGATTAGATGGATCTGATGCTAAGACCTCAATTTGTGTTCCTTTAATTTCTTTGTATGTTGCCATAATTAATCCGTACTTACCGTTTTAGCTGTTCTTGATGAACTACTCCATTCTTCTGTTACTGCTGTGTCGGAACCTGTACTTCCACCAGCTGCCCATGCTAAATCTACTGTTCCACCAGATGCTACTTTGGTTCTAGCGGTGCTTAAATCTGCAACCTCTACCCAACTCACACCATTCCATTCTTCTGTTCTTCCTGATACAGGAGGTGGTTGGTTTCCACCAAAAGTTAATGCAGTTGTGTTGTCTGCTCCTGCTCCTCCATTACCTTCTCTTGCAGTATTTAAATCATTAACTTCAGTCCAGTTAGTTCCATTCCAAAGTTCATTTGAAGCTGTTACTGGTCCAGGAGCACCTCCATAAAATAAAGCAGATGTTACAGTTCCACTACTTCCTCCAATAAATTTTGCAGCATTTAAATCGTTTTGATACGCCCAGTTACTTCCATTCCAAAGTTCTGTTTTTGCACTAGCTCCTGGACTTAATTGTCCACCAAATACTAATGCTGATGTAACACTTCCGCCAGCCATTCCTACAAATCTTTTTGGTTCATTCATATCACTTATATTTGACCAGTTAGTTCCATTCCAAGTTTCTGCTTTAGCAGTAAATCCTCCAGGACTAGCAAGTTCTCCTGAAGCCGCAACTGCAGAAGTTTGAGTTCCTGCTGCTTGTAAACCAAATCTTGCAGTGTTCATAAGATTTACTTCTGACCAAGATGTTCCATTATATGTTTCTGTTTTATTTGTTACAGGAGATTCTCCACCCATTGCTACTGCTGCTGTTTGAGTTCCTGCACCTCCTAAATTATTTCTAGCAGTGTTTAAACTACCACTTGTAGACCAAGCACCGACTGGTGCGCCTGCACCTGTCCATTGTTCTGTTACTGCTACAATAGATCCAGTGTTTCCACCAGTTGCTAAAGAAGCTGTGCTGGTTCCTGTTCCTGCTAAATCAGATCTTGCAGTGCTTAAATCAGATTGTTCTACCCAAGCAGTTCCATTCCATAATTCTGTTTTTGCTTCAGCACTAGCATTTACACCTCCATAAAGTAAACCAGCTGTTGCAGTTCCTGATGAAGCTGTACCACTTCTAGCACTGTTTATACTAGTTATAGTTGTCCAGTTAGTACCATTAAATTGTTCAACAGCAGTTGTTCTTGGAGGAGCATTTCCTCCAGCTATTATACCATCAGAAACACTTCCAAATCCCGATACTTCATATCTAGCAGTATTTACATCACCTGTTTCTGTCCAGTTAGTACCATTCCATTGTTCTACATTTGCAGTTACTGGATAATCACCAGTAGCAAATAAAGCAGCTGTATACTCTCCAATACCCGCACCATATCCTCTTGGATCATTTAAAGTATTTTTTACAGTCCAACTACTTCCATTCCATAATTCTGTTTCATTTTTTGGTGGAGAGTCTCCTCCAAAAGCTAACACTGCTGTGTTAGTTAAACCTGCACCACCTAAAGCATATCTAGCTGTATTTAAATCTGTTTTTTCTGACCAACTAATTCCATTATATTCTTCTACTAAAGCTGAAAGCGGAGGTGTAATTCCTCCAAAAATTAAAGCAGCTTCGGTTGTTCCAGCACCTCCTGTGTTCATAGCGTATCTAGCTGTATTTAAATTACCAGCAGTTCTCCATGAGCCCGCTGCAGTAGTAGCAGGTATTTCAAATTTTAATGAATTAGAAGTCTCGTTATACCACACCTCTCCTACATTCGGATTATCAGGATCCGTAGTGTAGTTTTGTATTCTACTACCATGTGTGCCTAAGTATGTAGCCATTTAATTTTATTCCTCTAATGTTATGTCAGCAGGTCTTGTGTTCATTGGATCAGCTTTTTCCTCATCCGTCTGAGCATCCCAAGCAGCTTGATCCGCTTGAACCTCTGCATTAACAATCGCCTGTGCCTCGTCTTTTGTTTTTACAGTGCCTGCAACTTTAGCAATCCAAAGATTACCGTGTTTGT